GCGACTCCGGGTTAGTCGAAAAGGTTGACGAGCTGGACCGTTGATTGATCGTTCGGCGGATCGGGTAGGTCGACCGCGAGGCCGAGGGGCAGCACGGGGCCGTAATCGGCGAGGCCGGCGTTTAGTTCGAGCGTCATTTCGACGACGCTTTGCGTGCGGCCGAGGTAGCGGAAACAGAGGGCGTCGACGGTATCGCCCTGTTGTGCATAGACGCGCATCAGATCAGCTCAACGGTTGTGCGCGGAACGCCGCGCATGTCGTTAATCGCCTGGCGTGCGTTGCGGCGATCGGCGTCGATCGTCGTCACCAGCTCGTCGGCGTCGTTCGCGCCCGACTTCGTGCTATCGAAATCGAGATACTTTTCGGTGAGGTCCGCGCGTGCGAGGAAATAGACGGCTCGGCGATAGCGCGCGAGCTGCACGCTTTCGCCGCCGATCTTGTCGGCCGGCAGCTCGGCCAGCGACACGACGCCGGCCGCTTCATGCTCCGCACGCCAGTTCGCCAGCTCGCGATTTACTTCGTCGATCGCGGCGATCGCGGCATCGCGCAGTCGCGCCGTTGTGACGGTGCCAGTGAGGCGCACGGCTTCGCGCATGTGCGCGAGGTCGACAGAGGGAAACCATGCGACGTTTTCGATCGTCAGCGCGTCGGCCGGCGGTGTCGCCGGGGGCGTGATGGTGGGTTCTTCGATCGCGTTAAAGCTCGTCATGGCATCAGCTCGGAAAAGGTGGGCGGTGGGCCGGCGTCGGATCGCGTTACTGTCAGGTGTTGCGATCGTCAGCCGGCGCCGCCCAGGCCGGGGTGGGCTCTTTACGTGCGGCCGGCGTTGGTGCCGGCCGCATTGCTCGCTTTCTCAATGCGGGCAATGTCCTGTTTCACGCCGGCGCGCTCGTCGAGTTCGAGCGCGCGGCGCAGGTGTTCGAGTGCGGCCGGCGAGTCGCCGTCGCGCTCCAACGTGTAACCGATCGCCTTGTGCAGCTTGGCGCGCACCTGGTCGTGCATGTCGTGTGATGCGGTGAGCTGCGCGACTTCGTTGAGCTGCGCGACGCTCACGCGCTCGCCGTTCGCGTCTTTCTTGAACGATGAAAGCGAAGCCTCGGCGAATTCCTCGGCGATCGCGGTCGATAGCGTGCGGTCGTATTGATCGGGCAGTGTCATCCGGTGCGCGATCGCATAGCGGGCGATATCGAGCGCGCCGGCGAAGTCGCCAACGTCGACACGCCAGATCATCACGGTCGTTAAAACATCGTCCTGTGCGCCCCGCCCGCCACTCAACGCGCCGGCAACGTATTCGATGTATTCGGGCAGCAGCTCGGCGCGCTTCACTTCGATTTTCCGCGCGATCGACTTGATATCTTTGAGTCGACGGCGATCGATCGCGAGTTTCGCAAGCATCAGCTCGTAAGCGCTTCCGACCATCGTTTCGCCTTCGCCGGCCGAGGCCGACGCGAGGCTTGCCGAAACGCGTTGAAAGTGGCGTTGTGCGGGGCTAGTCATCACTCCCCCTTATGCAATGATTTCGATGTTCTCGGCCATTGCAGCTCGGCCGAGGTCTTCGACGACATACGCATCGTTCGACGATTCGAAGTTCTCGATACGGTCGCGCTTCGCGTTGTCGACGATCGTGCGACGGCGTGCGCTGTCTTGGTAGTACAGCGACAAGTTATCGAAACTCGTCACGAGCACGGCATTGGCCGGGAAGAAAGGCACGGTCACGGCCGGCAGGTTGCCGATTCGCTTCTGACTGGTAATCACGTCAGCAGCGAGCATTTCGCTCGGTGCCTGGCTCTTGTTGATGAGCGGAAAATACTTGTCATGCAACAGCCCGCGACCGCACATCACGACGAGCGCCGTGTCGTCCTGGTGCCACGGCTCGATCATGCTCGCGACCAGATCCACGACGAGCGCATCGAGGTTCGCGTAATCGCCGGCCGCGCCGACTTTCACCTTGCCGGCGGTCGCGCCGTGATCCATCACGCGTTGCGGGGCTTGATCGCGCATGCGTTGCAACCAGCCCTTATTCACGTCCTGCAACAGCGGGTTAGCGGTGCGGTCGGACGTCTTTGCCCGCGTCTTGCCGTTGAAACCGATCGCGATGCGGTCGAGCGCTTGACGGCGCACGATCACGTCACGAATGCGGGTCTGAAAGTCGGGAAACTTCGCCCATGCGTCGAGCAGTGCATACGTGATGTGCGAATCGAAGTTCGTTTGCGTCGCGTTGTAACCGTTCTCGTCGAGGTCGGTCACATCGGCGGTTTCACGATCCTTTACAGAGGTGTCGGTCGTGCTCGCGATCGGCGAGCCGACGCCGAGGCCGAGCTTTGCGCCGCTCTGTTCGGTCACGCCGATTACGTTGACGCGCTTCAGAAAATCGCTCGATTCCTGAATGCGGGTTTCGAGCTTTTGCTGCACGCTCGGCGCGACGGCGAATTTCTGCGTCGCGTTCGTGACGCCGTTGAGCTTGGCGATCGCGTCGAGGAAAGCGTCGAACGCGAAGCGGGTTTCTTTACGCATGTGGTGTTTTCTCCGGGGCAGTGAAAGGGGGTGATTGCCTGATTAGCAATCGGTCGTGACAGCGCCGCCGGCCGAGCCGGTCGACGCGGGGCGCTTGATGCCGCTATCGGTCTGCGAGAGCTGCAATTGCAGCGCGTCGAATGCCTCGCGGTCGACCTTGCGCGCGTCGTTCAGATCGGCGATTTGCTTCGTGAGTGCGGCGAGTGAGGCGGCCTGTTCGTTGCCATGCGTCGCGAGCGCTTCGCATGCTTGTGCCACGTCAGCGAAACGCGAGTCGTCGGCCGCCTCTTTCTTCTTCGCGCCCGTCAGCAGCTCTTTCACGCGGGACAGCAGCGCCGGCAGCACGGCCGGTTGTGCCGCTTCTTCAAACTCGATCAGGGTTTCGTCGGCGACCGTGAAAAGGTTCGTCGGCGATACCTTGCGGCCGGTGAATGGCGATGCGTTCGGGTTCTGAGCTGCGAAAGAAAGGATTTCGGTGCCGAGGCTCGCGGGGCTATCAGTCACGGCCAGTCCGATCAGATAGGCCTGTTTCGTGTTGGCGAATGACGGATCGATTTCGCACGAGGTGTAAATCTTCTGCTTCGCCTTCGTCATCGCGACCAGCTCGGCCGTAGGATCGATTTGTGCGAACAGTCCGAGCTTGCCGGCAAACTCGCCGTCGAGTTCACGCGTTTCGACCGCGAGCACGTCGCCGTATGCCTTGAACGGGCCATCGGGCACGATGCCGCGATAGTGTTCGAGATTGACGCGTGCGCCGTATTTCGTCGGCGAGTAGTTCGCGGCAATCTGTTCGAGCCATGAACGCTCGATCACGCGGCCGTCAGTCGTTGCGCCTTCGACGGCGATGCGGAACATCTTGGATTTCGCGAGCTTTGTCGCGTCGGCCGCAGCGGTCGAGCCGATCGCCATCGCGCCGAGGCCGGCCGCGCCTGTGATGCTCATGCCGTGTTCACTCAGAAACGAGAGTGCATCGGCATGGGTTAGAACGGCGCTCGCGGCGAGTGTCGCCGCGTGTGCATCCATCGTTACAGCGAACGCGATCGCCGCGACAGCGAGCGACATGAGCGACAGCTTGCGAGATTGCATTGTTAGGTCTCCAACAGGTTCAGGAAGGGTTCAACGTGAGTTGATATCTTGCGAGCAACGCCGCAAGCGCTCAACGGTTAGCGTTTGTTCGCGCTTCCGGTACACATAGGCGGGCGTGCTTGCGCGCGCGTGACGCGGGAAACTTGCCGGCATGATCGAAACAGCCGATATCACCCCCGCACTCGAATCGAATGCCGACCCTCGCCGGATAGCGCGCGCGCTCTACTGGCAGGGTTGGCGAGTCACGTCGATCGCGAATCACCTGGAGTTGAAACGCGCGACGGTCGAGGCATGGAAACAGCGCGACGAGTGGGATAAGGCGCAACCGATCGAGCGCATCGAGTCGTCGCTTGAAACGCGCCTATCCGTGCTCATTGCCAAGCCGGTAAAGACGGGTAACGACTTCAAAGAGATTGACTTGCTCGGCCGTCAGGTCGAACGGCTCGCGCGGGTGCGCAAGTACGGCGAAACGGGGAAAGAGAGCGACTTAAACCCGAACATCGAGGCACGCAACAAAGCGCCGCGTAAAGAAAGGGCCGTGCAAAACGAGTTTAGCGACGAGCAGATCGCGCGACTTCACGAGGCGTTTCTCGATTGCCAGTTCGGCTATCAAAAGGTGTGGTATCGCAACGGCGACAAACGCACGCGCAACATTCTCAAGTCGCGGCAGATCGGCGCGACGTTCTAT